CCACAATATTGAAATTGCGAAAAGTACTCTTGACCTCAAAGTCTGCGCTGGATGGCGCGACCTTGGCGTTCCGATCACGGAACCCATCTACATCGATAAAGATGTAAAAAGGTCCTATGACGTATGCGTTGATAGGGTTGATCTGGTAACGGTGATACTCTATACACCAGGGTGGTTAACCCCTGACGGTCCTAAGTTAACCCTTCTCCCCTTAGTGAAAAAGTTTCTGACTAAGGCGGCCCAAAGCCAGCTCCAGGAGAAGTTAAATCGTGCGTGTGTTGCTTACAGGGCGCTCGTACAAATCTTTGATTCATTTGTTCCGATGATTAAGCAGAAACACTTTGCCCGACTTGCTAAAAGTCGAACTAATTTGTGGTTCGATATTTTAGAACTGAGCCTTAAGGATTTAATGGAGAAATATCTGAAGGATGATTTCTGCCACCTTTTGGCGTACGGTACCGGTAAGACGACAAATCGATCAGGTTTGTCTGTCTTTTCAGGATTTATTCGAAAACTTTTGTTGACCCGAGCCATACGAATGTATAACCCAGGTAAAGCAGGCCGTGAAGCCGCTTCCTTTATGCGTTCAATTTATGAGTCTAAGCGATGCTGGAACGAGATGTCCAGCGAACTTGAACTCGCAAGTATGGAGAAACATAAAGCTCTTCTGACTTCGAATAAAGATATCTCTCACATCGCAGCTAACTGGATTGTGAGGGCTACGGACGTCGTGATTCCACCTAACACAAAGTACTTCGAAAGACCTTGTGTTCCGACCTGGAGTGCCTCCTATGAGACTTCTCGTTCGGATGGTGGTAATCATTCAGCGGTTCTGGGTGAAGGTAAGGAGTTCATGATTTGTAATTACGGTGGCGTTAAGAAGTACTCTGATGATCTAGAGTATCGTCTCTTCTGTCGAGCGATGGAAGAGTCTAATGACGTCAAATATCAAGCGATACCAGAACCTGGTAAGTATCGCGTAATTACAGTGGGTAGGGAGGCTTTGTATAGCTCTCTCAGATCATTTCAGGGTTTTCTCATTTCGATGTGGAAAGCCTGCTCACTTGGTACTATGACTGACCATGTCATGGACCAAATTCTTGAACTCTGTTTGGAAGATGGTGACACCTATTTTTCTGGTGACTACGACTCAGCTACTGATGCATTGTCTATGATGGCAACTTCGGTTTGTCTTGAGAGGATATTAAGTAACATTGGCATGTCTAAAACGCTGATGGCTCAGATGGCACGCAAGTGTCTAGGGGCTGCTTATATCCACTATCCTGATGGTTCTGTTGTTCTACAGACCCGTGGTCAACTTATGGGTAATCCTCTTTCTTTTGTGCTATTGTGTATTATAAATCTCTCGACCTATATGAGAACTTACACGATTACCGGACGTCGCGACCCCAGATTAAAAAGGGTTAAAATTAACGGCGACGATATTGCTTTTAAGGGCAAGAAACAGGATGGTGCTCGTTGGCGTGAAGCTGCTGACGATGTTGGACTTATTGTTAATGAAGCTAAAACTTATGAAAGCTCTAGATGGCTTCTCATTAACTCTATTTTCGTGGATATGACTAACAAGAAGAGGGTTGAATATATTCCTCTTTCGGTTACTATTGGTCATAATATTAAGAGAGGTGAGGTGACTCGTACTCTCGGACAGGCTCCGGCTATTTGGGAATTGATTGAAAGGTGTCCAAACTCTCGCTCCAGAGATATGTG